GGGTTCCACCCTATTCGGTGTATGTGCAAATGCCCAAAAACAGCACTTTCGGGTACTCCAGGTAGCTTTGATAAGATGGGCAGGATAGCCGGGATAACGGCGCTACCCGAATCGGCTATCCCAATTAAGGTGTTGGTAAATAAGGACTTAGCCTCGGTCGGGATAACGGCGCGAAAAGCGCCGCTATCCCATTTTTTCCCTTACGCAGTAAGGACTTAAGTGCTCCAGGATAGCGGCGCGACCAAAAAAAATTTCGGCGCGCATTTTTTCGCGCACGATTGGAAAACGGCTATCCGCTATCCCGACCTTCGATGACCCCTTCAGGGTCGTCGAACCTCGAAATCGACTTGACGAGGTCGCCCCGCCGCCATAAGATCGAAGGCACGCCCAAGCAACACATCAACGGAGCCTGATATGTTTCACATCGGATTAGACTACGAGATCAATGAATTCAAACCGGCCAAGGTCCAGGACTCACACGGGTTCGTGATCGGCCCCCGAGAGCGGCGGTATCCACGAGCGCGCTGTTTTGACACACTCGAGGAGGCGGCGGATGCGCGGCGGATGATGATCCTGAGGAGGAGGCTCACACTCCGCCAGACGATCAAGGAGTGCCACGACGAGTTGCGGGAGGTCAACAAGCTGTGTTAATCTACTACGCCCACCACGTCGGTCAATTGACCGAGTTTGAAACGGAAGATGAGACAGAGACGCTCGACAGGCGTGCGGGGAATGAGTACGTCAAAAGCATCACTGGAAATCACTACCCACGGGGTAGGTGTTACCGCGTGAAGAACGATGCCCTGCGGCATGTGCTGCGAGATCAGGAAGCGAGTCGACTAGGAATCAGACGCGAAATCAAGGACCAACACGATGAACTCCGCAGAATCAATCGGCTCATTGAGCTTATTAACGATGAACTCAGCCCCGCAGGCAGGCCTTAAGAAGTACTACGCTTCGGCCGACTACAAGGTCATCGAGTTAAACGAGCACAGTGACCCGGAGTCGTACGAGAAGGGCTTCACGTTCGACACGAGGCTGAAGGCGATGCGCTGCGTTCGCAGCGAGATCACGGCAGCACTGAATCAAGCTCGTCAGTCGATCAAGCACTACCACAAGTGCTTGTGCAACGTCAAGGACGAGCACCATAGAAAGCACTACCGGCAGTCGCGACAGAAGTTCATGAAGGAAGAGTCAATAAACAAAGCTCTCCTCGCCGACATTGAAGCCCAGATCGCAAAGGAGTCAACATGAGAGAGACGGTTCATATCACATGGTCGCCGGATGGCGGCTACAAAGAGTGGGTGCGAGCAGTCGCCCTGGACGGGTTCTTCAGGGGCCTCGGGCCGGAGAGGGGGATGAAAGTGCTGGTCCCGCGCAAGGCGGATATCCCAGGGTCATGGCACTTGCACGGCGCGATCCAGGTTAACCCGAAAGATTTCGTCACGGAAAAAGCGGTTGCAATCCAGAGATATGCCGATAGAATGGACGCCTCGATGCGAGAGCGTCGATCCCAGATCAAGACGGCCCACGCTTCGCTTCAGGCGTTTAAGCGAGCCAGGACGAAAGCCGAAGCAGCACTCAAGGAGTTGAACGATGGAGCCTGATGACATGCCGCCGGTCACCGACACCCGCCCGACCGTGCATTTGATTTACAGCCCGGAACGCGACGTGTTCAGCGAGTACGTCAAGAGCAAGCACTGCACGGACGAACACCCGCACCTGATCGTGGACCGGAAGCACGACGACACGGCGTGGAGCTACTTCCACCAGGCGATCCGCATCACGGACAAGGCGAAGGCGGTGCGTGAGTCGATGCGGGAGATCGAGCGGATTCTGGCGATGCACCGCCGGTACGTCAAGACGTACCACGAGGCGATCAAGGGGTCGAAGGCGATGCTGGCTGCCACTGAGGCAAAGGCGCTGGAGTGGGAGGCGGCACGATGAAAGGCTGGGCCTTGACGAACAAGCATCAACCATGATAGGATGAATGGCATGAAATTTTTTTACTTGAGCAACGCAGCGGAGCTACTGATCGTCGTTGCGCGGAATTGGCGAGACAGCCATCCGAACGAACACTATGATTTCTGCGACGCCAACAACGTATACATCGGATACCTGAACGCTCGCAACGACGTTGACATCGACCCGAAGCAGGCGGTGAGTAAGGGCGCTCGTCGCCTTGAGCGGCAGTTGACCGGCACCCGCCGCGAGATCAAAGAGTATCACGAGCGCGCTAAAAGCCTGAAGGCGGCGTCGGACATGGCGGCGACTAAAGACGTGGCAAGCGTGCCTGCGCTGCCGACGATGCAAGAGCAGACGGCGGCGAGAAAGGTGAAGGAACAGGAGGAACGCCGCAAGAAGGAAGAGGCGGACCGCCTGCGTGGAGTCATCAAGTCAGTCGACCCGTTCGACGAGTTCTGGTCGGAGTTGTCGCTGGCGGAGCAGCCGCGATACGGGCTGTCAAGCTCGGCAGCAGAGGTGGCACGGATCGTTCAGCACTACTCGAATCCACGGAACACCGCTCCGGTCAGGACGTTGCAGGAGACGGCGAGCGACTACAATGTCCCGGTTGAGGCGCTGACACTAAACGCCGCCGCCCAGCGGGCTGCCGTTCAGAGAGTCATGCCGTCGCCGGATTTGCCTTCGGGCGTCATATCGTCCGTTCCGGTGTCCGAAGACGCAGTTGAGTTCATTTTACGACAAGATCACCTGGAGGGGTCATGGCCGACGTTATCGCAAAGTACCGAGCCGCAAGTCTCGCCGAGGGATACTCATCCAACGCTCCAATACTGCCACAACAGTTGGCAGAACTGGTCGCAGCCGACGCCATCTGTGATTGCCTGGTCGCCCTACGAAAATCCATCGACGCCGCCAGCGAGACCATGACCTGTACGATCCTGGCGGTTATCGGCGAAGACGAAGAGGAAGAGGAGGAAGTCGATGATGAGATGGATTAAAGCGGTTGCGGAGTTTGCCTGCATCATGTTTTCCGCAACGGTGATACTGGCGATCTGGATTTCTATTGCGGGGGTTATTCTCAGGTTCCTGGAGCTTAGGTAGTGCGTCCAATTCGAGAGTTCTTTTCTTTGATCGGCCTCATCGCTTGCGTTGCGACCATCGGCGTGTGTCAAAAGCTGGGGTTTATCAAGTGAACAAGGTCGACCGGGCCATGGCACTCGCGTTCTTCGCGGTGCTGGCATCCACTGTTGTTTTGTCTCTTTACATTTTTCTGACGGGAGTTCGAGCATGAAGCGTTTTGTGATCGCGTTGTTGCTGGTCGCGGCGAGCGCCGCGTCGGTGTTTGCGGGTAATCCCGCAGTGGTGTCGAAACTGCAAGACGTCAGCGTGACGATCAAGTCAGGCGACGGCCAGGGCAGCGGTACTATTTTCAACCGCAAGGTCGGCAGCGACGTGGTGAGTTATGTGTGGACGGCGGCGCACGTCGTCGACAATCTCCGCAAGGTCCGGTCGGTCGTCATCAACGGCAGTCCGAAGGTGGTCGTCGAGTTCGACGACGCACAGATCGTGCAGGAGTTCAAGCAAGACGGCCGGCGCATCGGCGAGTTGAAGATGGAGGCGCGGGTGATCCGCTACTCGGACGCCGAGCAGGGGGAGGACTTAGCGCTCCTTCAGATTCGGAAGAAGAACTTCGTTCCTTACGAGACCTCTACGCGATTCTTCCTGAAAGACGAAATTCCACAGATCGGCACGCCGCTGTGTCACGTTGGGAGCTTGCTTGGTCAGGTCGGCGCAAACAGCTACACCGAAGGCGTGGTCAGCCAGATAGGTCGCGTCCTCGACCTCGGGGCAAACGGCGTCGTGTTCGACCAGACGACGGTGACGGCGTTCCCTGGGAGTAGCGGCGGCGGGGTGTACTCGCACGACGGCGTGTACGTTGGGATGCTGGTTCGCGGTGCGGGCGAGCAGTTCAACTTCATAGTTCCGGTTCGACGCATGAAGTCGTGGGCGAAGAACGCTGGCGTGGACTGGGCCATGGACGACAAGGTGGCGATGCCGTCCGACTCGGACCTGAAGGCGCTGCCGATTGAAGACACGGGCGTGCAGTTCACGAATGAAGCGTGTCCGACGTCGAAAGAGTTTCCGGTTCTGCTTCATCGGCCGTCGGCTAAGCCCGGCCTGATTAAGCTGAACTAACGAGCAGACGTAAGTCCGGGTTCAATTCCCGGTGGGCGCTACACGCGCACATGGTGTAACGGACAGCACGGCGTCCCTTGGGGCTGGCTACGGGTAGCAGTTGTCGCCTGCAACGATGACATCTGGGTTCGACTCCCAGCGGTTCCACTTTAATAGTCCTGCGGGCCGAAAGGCAGGCTAAGCTGTACTGCGGTATGCGTCCCCACTAAAAGATGGCCGCTCTGTGGGCCAGGACTATTATTTTCAAGCGAGGTTTTTATGCAGTTCGCAGATTACTTTGTCGGCAAGACGATTGAAAGCATCCAGGGCGCGGAGGCTGGAAGTGAGGACGTAACCTTCTTCTTCACGGACGGCACCGCAGTCTCGACGTACCATAGCCAGGATTGCTGCGAAAGCGTCTCGATTGATCGAGTCGCAGGCGACATGCAGGAGTTGATTGGAAAGATTATTACCTCGGCGAGCGAGGAGGAGTCGCACGAAGGAGACAGGGAGTACGGCGAATCCTGCACCTGGACGGAGCAGACGTTTGAGGCCGACGGCGTCAAGGCAATGCTCGTGTGGCTTGGCCAGTCGAACGGCTATTACAGCGAGACTCCGTACACGCGAATCACGCACGGAGCCAAGGTGTGAGTTCAATAATTGCGCTGTCCTGCATGATTGACTTTCCAGACGGCAGCCGCATCTGGATTCCGCCGAAAGGCAGGCCATACTGGGTCACTGGCCCGAAGTGCCCGTCGCATAGCTGCGGTCCGTCATTGACGGACGAGGAAATGAAACTGTACTTCAAGAAGCCCTCTTGCAACGACACTTAGTTCTGCTAAGATTGATGTCTGAATTGCACGCCCTGATCGTCTAGGGGTCTAGGACGCCGGGTTCTCCACTTGGTAACCGTGGTTCAAATCCACGTCAGGGTACTTTCTCCGTGGCACCTAAGACTTCGGTGCCACAAACGATGAACTGAAAAGCACGTCTGAGTTTTTCTGCCACGGAGTAATTTATGTTTGTCGACAAGGCGTTGTCCAACAGGCTCGAAGCTGAGCTTACGAGGGACGACCCGCGTCATGCGGACTTTGAGATCAGCAAGCTCGACGAGCTTGAGGAGCTTATGCGGCTGGAGCAGACCTCCACTCGCCGCGCGATCGAGCGCAAGCTGGAGAATGTTCAGGGCGAAATCTCGCTAATGCGGGACGACGTCAAAGAAGCCGCCGACCTCGCGAGAGCCTCGGTCGTCGTAGACGTCTTGTGTGCAATGATGGTAGCGGCAGGGCTGATGGGGTTTGGCTATATGATGTCAGGGGGTAAGTAATGGACGGGCCGTTTATGGTTCCCATTGCGATCATGGCGTCCGTGTGGACGCTGACTATCTTAGCTGGTGCCTGCTTGTTGATGTGGATCAACGCCAAGAGTCGTGGATGGCAGGCGGGGTACAAAGCTGCCGTCGACGAAGTCAAGAAAAACACCACAAAAACTGGACTTGTCAGGTACGCCCTGGACGCAAAGACTGGCGAGATTAAGATCGTCGACAAGCACAAAATCCTTACCGGACTGTAATTGAACACGCTTATCTCCGCATTCGGCCTGTCGTTGACCCCGGAACAGTGGGTCAAGCATTCGTTTTGCCGTGTATCGGCCAACGAAATCCGGCAGCGAATCAAGGAGGGTATGGACGCGCAAGACGCGATCACGTCACCTCCGGCCAGGAAGAAAGAGAAGCGGTTCAAAGGAATCTCGTTTCACAAGACGATCAAGAAGTGGATCGCCCAGATCAAGGTCGACGGCAAGGTTGAGTTTCTCGGGTCGTTTGACACCGACGTATTAGCAGCAGAGGCATACGATGCACGCGCTCGCGGTCTTGGCAGAGAATGCAACTTCAGAGAGTGACTTGCATGTAATCTGCCGCACGGTCATCATCGTTGTCACGATTGTCATGATCTTCGGTTGCGGATGGAATCGGCCGAACAAATGCAGGATGGCATAATGATCGTAAAGCTACCCAACGGCCGCGCGTTCTGTCCGTCGCAGTCACTGACTCCAGGTCAGTATCGCGCGATCGTTGCGCAGCCGCAGCACTACTACAGCGAGAAGAACCGGACGTTCTCGTTTGTTCCCACTCCGTACGGCATTGCGTCCCTTATGGACGAGAATCTCGCCGTCGACCCGGAGCTAGCCTCCCTCGGCAAGCAATGGCACGACTTCTCCCGCCGCGAGGCACATGCGTCGAAGCCGCTGACGAGCCGGTACGCATCGGTTCTGAACAAGACTCCGTGGGATCACCAGGAGTCGGCCATCGACTTTGCCGCTCACTGCCCGTCGCCGTACTTCGACATGGGCATGGGCGTCGGCAAGAGCCTCTGTACCATCGCCACGCTCGCCGCCTGCAACCACAAGCGGACGCTGATCCTGTGCCCGAAGGCAGTCGTAGGCGTTTGGCCGCGAGAATTCCGCAAGCACAGTCGCGGCGACTTCGTCGTCGTTCCGCTAGACCAGAACTCGTCGAAGAAGAAAGTCGAGCACGCCGACAGATGGATGAAGGCAAACCCATCCGAGAAGATGGTCTTTATCTGCAACTACGAGTCTGCGATCCAGGACGTTCTGTCCAAGTGGATTTGCTCCACGAACTGGGACAGTGTGGTGTGCGACGAGATTCACAAGATCAAGTCGCCTACGGGTGCGGCCGCACGGATGTGTGCGACGATACCTCGCGGGCATCCACTGGGACTTAGCGGGACGATGCTTCCGCATGACCCACTCGACGTGTGGAGTCAGTATCGATTCCTGGACGCCGCAATCTTTGGGACATCTTTCACGATGTTCAAGCGGCGATACTGCGACCTTGGGATGTACAACGAGGTTCGCCGGTTCATCGGGCTCGACGAGCTGCACCAGAAGATCAACCTGATACGTCACCATGTCCCGTCTACGGTACTGGGGCTGCCGCCGGTAACTCACAATGAGTTCCGGTTCGCGCTGTCGCCGACGGTCAAGAAGGCGTACGACAAGTTCAAGAAGGAACTGTTTGCCGAGATTCAGGGCGGCGTAGTCACGGCAGCGAATGTGCTCGTGCGAGGGCTCAGGCTTCAGCAGTTGACCAGCGGGTTCTTCATTGACGACGAGTCGAAGGAGTGCATCTCGCTCGACGACCGTCCGAAGATAGCCGCGTTCGAGGAGTGGCTGGACTCCGTTCCACGCAATAAGAAGGCGGTGGTCTTTGTACGGTTCAAGCACGACGCCGATGCCGTCCTGGAAGTTGTTAAGCGCAACGGCAGGCGGACTGCGGAGCTGTCCGGGAGACGAAACGACCTCACCGCAGACGCTACGTTCCCAGAGGACGCAGACGTCTTGGTCGCCAACATCGCCTCCGGCGGGGTCGGAGTCGACCTTACCGCCGCAAGCTACGGCTGCTACTACTCGATCTCCTGGAATCGCGGTGAATACGAGCAATCGATTGCGCGACTGAACCGGCCAGGACAAAATGACCACGTCACGTTTGCACATTTGATTGCGGACGATACAATTGATCCTGAGATTTACGAAGCCTTCGAGGAAGGTCGAGACCTAGTTCAAGCTGTTTTAAGTGGTCTGTGTTGATTTTTTGTCGACCGCTTCGCGGTTGTCGTTTTAACAGAGGAGGTTCTGATTTTGGCGGCTAATCTGGATGCAATGACGTACGACGAGTTGGCGGCTTACATCAAGTCGCTCGACGACGAGCATCGCCAGCAGCAGAAGTATCTTCGATGCCTGCTTCGGCTGAAGGCCAAGAAGAAAAGCGAGGTGAACGATCAGCAACAGTAAGACGGCGGAACTCGTCGCCGAGTTAGTCACACTCGGCGACGAGATTGATCGGGCTGAAGACGCATTGAAGTTAAAGAAAAACGAGTACAACGAACTCAATAAGATTCTCGTTGACCGCTTTGAAACCGAAAAGATCAATGCTGTAGTCGTGGATCACGAAGGAAGGAAAAAAAACGCCCACCTGAGAAGTCAGTATTGGGCAAAGAAGCGAGGTGACGGTGTCGGCCAGGAGCAAGTTTATGACGCGCTCGTCGAAAGCGGGCTTGAAGAACTTGCGGTTCGAGGCTACAACCCTCAGTCGCTGTCGTCGTTTCTCCGAGAGAAATACTCGGAAAACCCTGAGTATGAGATTCCTGCCGCCCTTGCAAGTCTCGTAGACTTCAAGAAGGTGACGCAGATTGCAATTACGGGAAGGTGATCTATGGCTGGTGAATTGGTGTTACTGAAGCGAACTGAAATCGCGGCTATCAACTCGAGCGACCCTCGCGTTGAAGCGCTGATGTACAACATCCGCATCGCTGGCGGAATCAGCGAAAGCGACCTCGTGCAAGTCAAGAACCCCAGCGGAGGGGCTCTTGCGTTCGAAGTTGCTGCGGCGGGTAAAAAGCCGGAGTACCTCACGGAGATCATCGGCATTCCGCTGACGATCCAGCCGAAGCGTACGCTGTGGGCGGACAAGTCCATCGGCAGCGGCGAGCGCCCTGTGTGTTCGTCGAACGACCTGGTTCGGGGCAAGTTGCGGGTTGACGACAACAAGCAACTCGACATCCCGGACACGATCCTCTCGATTGCCATGCCCGGTGCCGGGGAAGGCAAGTGCGCGAACTGCCACTTCAACCAGTGGGACACGGCAATCGACGCCAAGGGAAAGCCGACCAAGGGTAAGCGATGCAGCGAGTCGCGGGTGGTGTATCTTCTTCGTCTCGGCGATGTCTTGCCGATGAAGATCACGATTCCGTCGGGCTCGATTGGTACGTTCAACGCGGCGGTCAAGCAGTTTCCGGTACGCACCGACCAGTGCGTAATGAAGCTGTCCCTGTCCAAAGAGAAGTCCACCAGCGGCGTTGACTTCGCCCAGTACCGAGTAGAGTTCGTGAGCGGACTTGAACCGGACGCAATCGCGTCACTTCAGGAATACGGAGAGCTTCTGGCCTCTGTGTTCGAGAATTCGCAAGTCGATCCTCCTTCGCCTCCGCAGGGCAAGGGCGATCTAACTCCGCCGATTGACGGCGAAGACGCTTTCTAATGGCGACTGACAAGGGCGTCGTGGCTGCGAGGGCTGCCTATGGCAGATGTCTCGGCGCTCTTGGCAGACTTCTTTCCTGTCTCTACATTAGTTGCCTGGGATTCCACCCCAGGCAACTATCTTTTTCTACGGGGTTAGCAGCGTGAGCTTGCCGTCTGAATTTATCGGATCGGTGTTCTCGGATGTCGACTCCGGTTACATCACCCTCGTTCGATTCCAGGACGGGCACGCCCTGTCGAGTCGAGTTCCCGTCGACGGTGATCTAACTGAAGTCGATGCGTACATCGAGCAGCACCGCGAGACGCTGTACTACAACATCGGAATTTCACGCGACAATCCGGGAGAACGGATTCGCGGAGGAAAGGCGTCACTTCGTTGCGCCACGATGTTATGGGCTGACGTCGATCTTCCGAAAGAAGGGTCGGGCAAGCGGTATCCCACGCTAGAGGCGGTTACGTCGGCGCTGGACGACATGCCGCTGCGGTACTCGATCCTCGTGAACACCGGGGGCGGGCTTCACGTCTACTGGCTTCTCAACGAGCCGTACGAGTTCTCATGCGTCGAAGACGTAGAGAAGTTCGAGCAGACACTGTCGAAGCCGTGGCAGTCGCTACTGCGGGTCAAGCTCGCCAAGTACGGCGACTACGAGATCGACTCCACGCACGACGCTACGCGGATGCTTCGCATTCCTGGGTCGTGGCACAAGAACGGCAATCAGTGCTTCATCGAGGAAGCCGACTACTCTGTGCGGTATGGCCGCGAAGACTTCGAGCCGTTCGTAGAGACGGTGCGAGTCGAGTCGTTGCTGCCGAAGTACACGCCCGTCTTTACCGGCGAGATCGAGGGCAATCTAAATCAGGTCAAGCTCGATGCGCTGTTGTACAACTCGCCTGAATTCAAGAAGGTTTGGAATCGAAAGAAAGAGTATTCTTCAGCGAGCGAGGCGGACGCTTCTCTCGCTCGTCACGGCATTACTGCTAACTGGGACGACACTGAGATTGCGAATCTGATCGTCGCGTACAATCAGAAGTATTCGCCCGACCGGCTCGGCAAGCTGTTCCGCAAGGAGAAGGAGCACGGAAATTACATCGGTCGCACGATTGCGGCGATCTGCTGAACTTTGAAGACGACCTGGACGCCGAGTATTCGCCTGCGTCCGACATGACGAAGCCAAGGAGCGCCGATGACGCTGTTGATGTTTTTGATCCTGATGAGCCGGTGGCACCGCCGGTAGAGCAGTCGCAGGATCAGCGAGCCGACTACCTGAAGCGGCTGTCGCAGTTCCTGGCCATACCAATCGCACGCTGGATTCAGGTCGGTCGAGAAGAGCCGATCTACACGCTCGTGCTCGCAACGGGGCAGCAGATCAAGATCGGCGGCGAAGCGGCCGTAGTCGACTCGCCTCGCGTATTTGCTCGACGCCTGTACTCTGAGTTGCACACTCCGATGCGTCCGGTAACGAAGGCGGAGTGGTTCACGGTTTGCAAGTTCTTAGGCGCAGTCGTCGAGCTTGTGGATTCGCCTGAAGTGACGACAAGGGAGATCGCGCTTTCGGGGGTGATGCAGTACATCGAGCAGCAGCCGGTTGCCAGAGAGACGGCCCGCGACGAGGCGATCCGCAGGGGCGCTGCATGGTACGACGGCGAGTGCTTGCACATTTACGTTCAGACGGTGATCCGGTATATCAACCTTCACGGAGGCGGGAAGAAATGGACGAACGGCGAGTTCGTGAACGCGATTCGGCAGGCGGGGTTCGATCAGTATCCAGCGAAGTACAAGGTTGACGGAATGCAGTCGACTAAGTCATACTGGAAGGCCAAGGCTGAGCCATACAGGGAGATTTTAGATGCCCGCCGTAAATGAGTTTGAGTTCCGAGTTATTGGACCGCCGGGCACGGGAAAATCGACGTACCTAGTCGATCAGGTGCAGCGTCGTGTCGACCACTGGAGCGAGCAGACCGGAGAGCCGACGAGCCAGTGCCGAGACGTATTGCTCGCCTCGCTGACCAAGACGGCTGCCGCAGAGCTTCGCACTCGCGGACTCGATATACCCAAGGAGCAGATCGGCACGCTGCACTCACACGCCCTGCACGCGCTGGGTAAGCCGAAGCTGTGCGTCAGCGCGAAGTCGATTGCGCAGTGGAATAAGGAGTCTCCGCTGGATCACTGGATGTCGGCCGGGGCGTCGGCTATGGGCGACGAGGAGATCGGCGTGAGCCTGGGGCAGTACAACGGCGACCGGCTCATGGCGGAGTACACGACGAACCGCTGCCGTCTCACTCCGCGAGAAGACTGGCGTGAGCCCGTGCGCGAATTCGCCAAGGCGTACGAGTCGTGGAAATACCGCAACGACTACCTGGATTACGAAGACCTCATCTCGAAGGCATACGAGGAGCAGACCGATCCGCCGGGGAATCCAAGCACGATTCTCGGTGACGAGCAGCAGGATAGTAGTGCTGCGGATTTGCGCCTCATGCGATACTGGGGGTCGAAGTCGAATAAGCTAATTCTAGTCGGCGACGAAGATCAGCGCATCTTTAGCTTCCGGGGCGCAGCCGAGGACGGGATGAGCGGGGTGATTATCCCGCAGGAAAATGAGCGGGTTCTGGAGCAGAGCTATCGAGTGCCTCGCGCCGTCCACGCCGAGGCGATGCGCGTCATTGAACGCATTGAGACCAGGAAACAGGTTGTATATCGACCGCGAGACGAGGATGGTCGCGTAGATCAGGCACTGTACTCGATGCGAAATAACCCGTACGAGGCGGTGTACGAGATCGAGCGTCTACTGCAAGAGCCCGACGAAGACCCGCGACGACCGAAGGCGATGTGCATCTTCGCCTGCGCCTACCAGGCGAATCCGCTCATGGCCGCGCTGAAGTCGGCGGGGATTCCGTTTTGGAATCCGTACGCCAAGGAGCGGAACGGCTTCAACCCGCTGCACCCAGGGTCGGGCATTAGCACGCTAGACAGGATCATCGCGTTTCTAAAGAACAGCGAGGAGTGCCACGGAGAGAACGCGAATGTCTGGACTTGGGAGCAGTTCGGCAGCTGGGCAGAGATGTGTTCGGCGGACGGGTGGCTGCGGCACGGCGCTAAGACCGAGATCAAGAAGCGGTCGGCAGAGCATCCGGGTCGGCAAATGACCGTCGAGGAGATCGAGTCGCTCGTGTCCCACGAAGATGTCATGCTGGACTTGGCCGACTGTAATCTCGAGTGGCTTGGTCGCCACCTCCTTGAGCCGCGCCGCGGCATTTATAGCTATGTCGTTGACATAGCTAAAAAAAGGGGGTATAGTGAAGTGGTAAAGAATCCTCGCGTAGTCGTAGGGACTTGCCACTCACTCAAGGGGTCAGAGGCTGAGAATGTCTTTGTTTGCCCTGACTTGTCGGCCTCGGGCTGGGAAGCGTTCGGCAACAGCGAGACCCGCGATTCCATTTACCGACTGTTTTACGTTGCCCTGACTCGGGCTCGTAATCGCCTGATCCTGACTGCACCATCCTGTCCGCAGGCGATCATCCTGTGACATCATTACGTCAAAAACTCGAAGCGAAGAAGGCTGGAATTCAAGATGTTAAACCTGCAATACGCATACCTGCTGGTCTGGGATTACTGGACGCGGCGCTGGCGATGGGCTGTATGGTGGTTGAAGGGGTGGACTGGGACTCTCTTATCGACCCCGACGTCCTGCTCGGCATGATGGCGTCGTCGCGCGCGTACAACCAGGAGTTTGACAGAACGCGGAGCGTGCGAGCTTCCGTGAAGGTGAAGAAGGAACCGAAGTCGAAGACTCGCTTTCGCTCGTACAGCTATCAAGACCCAAGTGACTATGACTCCTGAGACGAAGCTAAAGGTGGCGGTACTAAAGTATCTGAAGTCGCTAGGGCAGGACGTCTGGTTTTTCAAGGTCGCTGGCGGTCCGTTCCAGATGCCGGGAATTCCTGACATTATTGGCTGCTACAAGGGAACGCTATTCGGCATTGAAGTGAAGTCGGCTAAAGGTAAGCCGACGGATCGGCAGGTTCACGAGATCGAAAAGATCAACCGTGCCGGTGGGTCGGCAGGCGTTGCCTACTCGCTACAGGAAGCCCAGGGAATCATAGAGAGGATCGCTTGAGCGTAGCATCACCATTGAAATATCACGGCGGGAAGTCGTATCTCGCCAAGCGGCTCGTCGAGATGATGCCTCCGCACGTTCACTACGTCGAGACGCACGCGGGCGGGCTGTCCGTTCTGTTGGAGAAAGACCCTGAAGGCGTGAGCGAGGTCGTCAACGACCTGGATCGCCACGTCGCAAACTTCTGGCAGGTCATGCAGCATGACCACCTGTTCGAGCAGTTCGCTCGGATTATGGGCAGCACGCCGTTCTCGTCAGACGAGTGGAAGACGTCTAAGAGCCTAGCCGACACGCTGGGGTGGGCTGGCGTCGACGACAACGCATCAAACAACACCGGGAAGGTTCTTCGCGCCTGCTGCTTCTTTGTTACCTGCCGCCAGTCCATGGCGGGGCGCAGTCAGTCGTTTGCTCCGCTGAGCCGAACGCGGACCCGTCGCGGGATGAACGAGCAGGCGTCAGCGTGGATGTCGTGTGTCGACGGACTGCCGGAAGTTCACGAAAGACTGCGACGTGTCGTCGTGCTGAACGACGATGCAGTTCGTGTAATCGAGCAACAGGACGGACCCGAGACTCTCTTCTACGTCGATCCTCCGTACGTTCCGAGTACGCGGTCTTCGACTGGGCAGTATCGGCACGAGATGAACGTACAGCAGCACCACGACCTGCTGGTTGCACTGGGGTCAGTGGAAGGAAAGTTCCTGTTGAGCGGGTATCGCTCGGAACTCTACGACGACTATGCGTCAGGGTGGAATTGGAATAGAACCGACTTCGACCTGCCAAATAACGCTGCGTCTGGAGGGGAGAAGCGGCGAATGATCGAGTGTGTCTGGCGGAACTACTAATGAAGATAAAAATCTTTGGTCGAATCTGGACGCTCGACTTCGTGCATCCGTCGGTTCTTCCGAAGGGCGACGTAGCCGATTGCGACCTGCCGCTGTCTCCTGGAAAGTCGATTCCAAACAAGACGATCCGCATCAGCGAAGACATAACCGGCGAGTACCTGCTGGACACGCTGATCCACGAGCTACTTCACGCCAGTCACCCGCATATGAACGAAGAGTTTGTCAATGCCCTGGCAACTGACGTCGCCCGGTGCGTATGGAGACCTGAAGTGCTGCGTCGAGTGCTGGATGATCCGAGAGCCAAGAAGATAGTATTGGAGTTGCTCAATGAGTCTACTTGAGAAGGTACGGAGCAGTGATCGCGGCAAGCAGCCGAAAGTGATCGAGCGGCTATTGCTGCAAGGAAAGATCAGTCGGAGAATCTACAAGGAGTTGATCGAGCTTCGCGAAGCCTGGCGCAGCGGGGAGCTACTAGAGGGATCGGTCGTAGTACACAGGGAGATTGAAAACGCAACGAAGCAAGAAATCCCGCGCAGCACAGTGGTAAACTGGCTAGGGAAAAAGGGGTACGCTAGTGTCAATCGCAAGTAAGATCAAAAGCCAGAACGACGACGCCGTATTTGCCGAGATCAAGAAGCGCAAGCGAGTCACCACAGCGGAGCTTGTAAAGGCGACCGGCGCTCGCGCCGACATCATCGAAGGCTGTATTGATCGCCTGCAAGAGCGGGGCGTACTGGTTCACAAGCGAGGCTCCGCGTGGGTTCTCGATAAAGAGCCGCCGGTCGGATCGGCAAAAGACTTCGTGTTCACGTCGGACGCATCCGGGAAGTATCGGTTCGGCTTCTCGTCGGACCAGCACATCTGCTCGAAATACTCTCGCCTCGACGTACTCGACGACCTGTACCAGAAGTTCGCTGATCGCGGAATTCGTACGGTCTTCAACGGCGGAAACTGGATTGACGGCGAGGCTCGCTTCAATAAGCACGACCTACTCGTGCATGGGTGTGACGCCCAGTGCCGAGAACTTGCGAAAGTGTTTCCTCGCCACAAGGGCATTACGACGTACGCGGTAGCCGGTGATGACCACGAAGGCTGGTACAACCAGCAACTCGGCATCGACATCGGCGCGTACGCCGCAGAGAAGATGCGGGACGCGGGCCGCAATGACTGGGTAAACCTTGGCTACATGGAGGCGTTCGTCACGCTTCGCCATCGCAAGACGGCTAAGGAGTGCAAGGGGATGATTATGCACCCAGGCGGCGGCAGTGCTTACGCCATTAGCTACAAGCCGCAGAAGATCGCTGAGTCGTTCTCGGGCGGCGACAAGCCTGCGTTCATGGTGATCGCGCACTACCACAAGATGTCGTATCAGTTGACGCGGAACATTCACACCGTGCAGTCGGGCACGACGGAAGATCAAACGCCGTTCATGAGAAAGAAGGGGTTGGATGCCCACGTCGGCGGTGGGATCATGGAGCTGGAGCAAGACCCGCGAACCGGCGCGCTCGTGGCTTGCAAAGTGGAGTTCTTCAACTACTTCGTGAAAGGGTACTACAATGGCCGTTGGTCTCACTCCGGCGACGTCGTCCACGCCAAGCGTCTTGGATAAGTCGCTGATTAAGCACGGCTGGTCGATCTGCCTGTTTAACGGGCGGCTCGTCGACGTGCAGAACGCGGCTGACGGCGACATTGATATTGATTCAATCGCCCAGTCGCTGAGCCTTCAGTGCCGTTATATGGGTCACATTCGCCACCACTACTCAGTGGCGCAGCATCTGTGCTACGTCAGCGACATGGTGGCAATGGAGCTTGGCTGTTGCCGGGCAGCGTTTGCCGGGTTGATCCACGACTTCCCGGAGGGGATGCTGCACGATCTCGTGCGGGGCGTCAAGGTAGGCATCTCTGAGGGCACGGACGTTTACGACAAGGCGGAGGGTGCGATCATGGATCGCATCGCCCGCCTGTCTGGCCTGGACGACTACGGGGACTATCACGACATCGTCAAGAAGTGGGACAACCGCGTCCTGAAGTCGGAAGTCCTTGCCCTCACGAACTCGAGCCCTGAGTGGCTCGAGTTGCTGAGCCAGATCGACGAGGCACCGCTTGAGGTCGATCCTTGGAGTCCCGCCTGGGCCAAGGAGAAGCTGCTGAAGAAGTATTACGAATTCGTAAGTTTAATCAAGATGGGGGTGATTTAGTGAGCGATGGCATTGGAATGACGCAGCACGCGACGGGGGCTGTGCGCAGCAGCGATGCCGACAGCGTTCGGTTTGACCTGATTTCTCCAATTGCGTTTATGCGGGTCATGTCGTACTGTCGGGCGAGACCTGTTCGCAGTGGAGACGCAGCAAGCGAGAAGTGCCTAGTGCGGGACGCGCTGCTCCTGTGCTTTGCAGCTATGGAGGGGGAATGGGAGTCTAGTTTGCTAGAGAACGCAGCAGACTGTCTGCTGGAGGCTCTGGCGAGACAGGATTTAGGCGAAGCGTATGTTCCGATTGCAGGTATACTTCCGTTTCACGGAGTTCAACGCCTTGCCGAGACGTATCACGAGGGTGCCGTTAAATATTCCGATTTCAACTGGGAGCGGGGATTTGATATAGGGTGCCTGCTTAACCACGGGGTTCGTCACTTAATGATGTGGCTGAGCGGTGATCGATCAGAAGACCACCTGTCGCACGCCTGTTGGAATGTCTTCGCGGCGATCCACAGCTACCATAAATGGCCCGATCTCAACGTCGGCAAGATCAGGGGGCCGGGATGCAAGCCGCCGACGAAGTAGGCAAGGTGTGCGGCAAGTGCAAAGTAATCAAGCCGCTTTGCGAGTTTTATCTTAGAAACGGGGCCAAGGACGGTCGCAAGGGGCAATGTAAGGAGTGTTGTCGACAGGGCCATCGCGACTGGAAGCGAAGGAATCGCCCGGTCGTCAACGAGTTGTCTCGTAGTTACAGGAAAAGAAATCGCAGTATCCTTCGAGAGCGACATGCCGAACGGGCAAAGATTCACGGAGTGGCGATGGCCGAGTATCGCAGGCGATGGAATCTTGCGAAAAGGTATGGCATTACGGTCGAGGACTTCTTCGACATCCTTGACACGCAGGGCGGGGTATGCGGCATTTGCGACAGGCATCTGGCCAAGGGGTCGCGTAACGCATGTGTAGATCACTGTCACAAGACAGGGAGGGTTCGCGGAGTATTGTGCGTTAGCTGCAACGTGGCGCTAGGGAAGTTCAAGGATTCAAAAGAGGGGCTGCTCAGGGCAATTGACTATCTGGAAAGGTCGGAAAATGCAGCAAAAAAAGCGGTATAAACCGCAGCAAATCCTTGCTTATTTGACTAGCGAGATTGGCTACAAAAACAAGCTGTCGATCTCAGTTCAGAAGCTGGAGGACTTTTTAGCCAGAAACGCAACCATGAGTTTAAGGCTTTTGCGGTCTGGCGACAAGGTCATTTCTCTGGTTGAATAAAAATTCTCGCGGGGGTTGGGTTACATTGCGTACCTGTAAGCCTGTACAGTACAGGCACGCATGAATCCACTCCACGCGAGATTTTTTTGATGTTCCCTGGTGACGACGGCGATAGTGATGACGGCGGCGGTGACTTCAATCTTGAATCGGAACTCCTTGCGGAGTTGACAGGCAAGCCCACCGCGTCAGGCGGGGGCGACGATTCCGAAGCGCCAGAAGAGAAGCCGCCTTCCCTCCGCTCGACGATGGCCCGTGGCGAAGTCACGGTTGACGACGACGAGCAGGAAACCTCTGAATTCCCATCGCCAGTTGGCGACGAAGAGGACGAGGAAGAGGAAGTAGCCGACGAGCCGGAAGTCGCGGAAACGCCTCCGACTGAGCAGGAAGTCCTTGACATCTTCGCGGAAGCGCGGGCTCAAGGGCTGGATTTAAGCTCCAAATACAAAACGCCCAAAGACGCTCTTAATGGCTTGCTTAACGCAACCCGTCTCGTTGGGCAACGCAATCAGCTAGCCATCCTTGGCGAGCGACTGGCAACCGACCCGCTCGGTGTGTACCAGGAAATGAAGGCAAAGCTCGAGCCACATGTCAATGTGGAGCGAGCACCGGAAGTCAAGAAGCCGCAGCCCGGTGACGCACCGGAATACAACCCAGACTGGGCCGATGCGTTCGATGACACGGGTAAGCTCCTTCCCGGCGCTGACCCGACGATTCCTGGCAAGGTCGAGAAGTACAGTCGGTTCATTCAAGAGCGTGCTCGCAAGTTTGCTCACGACCCTGTGGGCGAGCTTATGCCGCTGCTCGAAAAGCAGATCGACGCCAGGGCGCAGGCCAAGGCGGCGGAGCTACTCGATCAGTACAGCTACCGCCAGCAAGTGGAACGCCAGCAAGCAGAGGTCTTTGATTCCGCTCATCGCCTGATTAACGAAGAATCATCCTGGATTTTCGTTGACGGCGACAAGGCCAAGGGGCCGTCGGAGCAGGGCAAAGTCTTCCACAAGTGGCTTCAGATCACGGAAACTCCTGACCACACCGGCGAGCTTCCGATCAAAGACATGTACATGCGGAAGGAGTTCGCCAAGGCGATGGCCAAGCAAGAGCTTGGTTTACTTGCCGAGGCTAATGCAGCACCTTCGCGTAAGACTCAGCAACAAAAAATCGCAAAGAAGCCAAGCAAGGCTTCACGCGAACCCACAGACAAGAACTGGCCCGCCGACCTGACTCTAGAAGAGGCACTGGCACGCGCGCTGGATAAATAGCATTTGCTGTTCGGACTGCGGTTTAGTGGAGGCCGCAGTTAGTTCAGCGTCGGCGGCGAGAATTGGACACCCGCATTGCGGCCCATGACTCGCGGTCGATTTTTCTCTCCACGATCTCCGCGATTACTAAAAGCATTCATTTTTCGAGGATATAGCATATGGCCTTCGGACAGAACGCCTACCATGCCAGTATCACGATCAATAAGTACATTCGCAAAGAGACCGTGGCGATCATGCGCAAGCGTATCCTGCTTGCCATGCTTCAAAGCAAAGGTCGCGTGACCAACAACATGAGCGGTAAGCTCATCGATTGGAAGGTCAAGTACAAGCGAAGTCCTATGTCGCCGTTCTCGGATGGCGACTCGATTGTGTTTACGAAGCAGAACAAGCACAAGACCGCTCAGTTGGACATGCGCGCCTACACCGTGGAGCAATCCATGAACAAGGGCGACAAGTTGATGAACTCGGGTAACGAGGCCATCATCAAGAAGTACAGCGCAATGGTGAAGGATGGTCTCGAAGACATCCGCGACCAGTTCGCTGAGCAGTTGATTCAAGTGGACGGGAACTCGGCCGGTAACACGGACCGGATTCACGGCCTCGAATCGGTCTTCAGCGCAACCGACAACGCTTCGGCGCTGGTCGGCACGAACAACGACACCTACGCTGGCTTGAGCACCGCTCGCGGTACTTACGGCGGCTCGTGGACCGGGACGTGGCCTGACGGCTACGGCGACAGCCAGTACGACTTCTGGACGCCGCTCGTCACGAACTACAACTCGGTGCTTGCGGCAGCCAGCGGTGGCTGGTCGCCGACCACGAAGACGTGGGCGAACACCTGTGTTGAAGCCCTCCGCTTCAGCATCATCAACACGCAACGGAACGCCGACGACCTCGACTTGTTCTTGCTCGAAAAGAACTTGTATCGTCAGTTCCTGGATAAAGCCGACGACAGCGAGCGACTCGTTGTTGAGCGGAACCAGGACGTCGGCATGACGAAGCTCGGCTTCCGTGGTGTCAACGTCGACGGCGTTGATATCTACTGGGAAGTCGGCGTCCCGTCGGGCGTAGGCTACGGCCTGTGCTTGGACGAGATGGAACTGATGTCGTGGCAAGATCAGTTGTTCAAGTCCAGCACGGACTTCAATCTCGAAACGGTCTCCGACCGAGTCTTGATTGACTTCTACGGGAACTTGAAGCTGACGTCGCCGCGTGCGTTCTGCAAGCTGGCAGCCCTGGCGTAAGCCTAAGTCGCCGGGGGACTTGAAATCCCCCGGCGTTTTACAACCAACCATCAAAGAGAAAAACTATGTCGCGTGACAATGATCTTCCGTTTCAACGCGGAAGTACCTACTGCGATGGCGATTCGGCGCTGCTGACTCAACTCGGCACCGACGGCCACGCCCTCGAAGGCGCAGTCTACCTGACGAAAGACCCGATCTCGGGTCTGGACCAGCGACTGATCGTCCTGAAAAACCGACACTCGACCACCATCGCTGGTGGCCGGGGTGTCTTGCCGCTTGCTGCGTATCTCGGTCGTCGGACCGGTGATTACGTCGGCACTGCCGGTGCCTTTGGCTTTATCGTGGACCCGGAGTATTTGCGACAGGGCGTCACGATTGCCGTGAACGATCTGTACTACGCAATCTTCGACGGGTTCGTGTCCAACGTCCGCTTGGGTGCGACTAGCTCGACTGACTTCGGGGCCATGTGCTTCGATTCGGCTGGCTACCTCATCCCGGTCGGTGCGACGGACCCGGCCCACATCGTCTGCCGTGCGGCGCAAGCTGTCACGTCGACGGGCCAAGGCAATGAAGATGTTGACGTTCAGGTTGGTGGACCGTACGCAAACGGTTACTACTCGACCTAGGCAATAGCGTGATCCCGGCCAACGACCCCTCCTCGTTGGCCGGGTGATCGCGTTTCTATGCAAGATAGAAATCGAAACACAATCCCGCCGGAGCTTGAGAGCTTATTCAAAGAAGCCAAATCCATCAGGAAATGGCTGACGAGAATGAAGCAACAGCTAATCGGCTTTCGCTACATCCGAGGATACTTCAAGTCCGAACTGGGACTCGAAGCAGACGACGTTGTGCGAACGATTGACATGGTACTAGACCGCATTCGCATGAACCTACCGGATTTAATCTGCGCTCAGTGCGCTGGTCCGAGGAAGTGCAAGTGCAATGGGAGGGGCTGGCTGACCGCCTGCCAAACTGTTAGATGGGCCGAAAGACGCCGCCGAGCTCAAGATACCTCGGGACCAGATACATCACAGACGGCAGGCAGCGAGGCGTCGTAAGACTCACAGACGATCAGTTTGTGCATCTCGTCGACATACTCTCTAACCGCAAGTTCAAGATTCACTTCTCCCAGGCTCGTCGCATGACGGCAGCCGAGGTTGAGGAGTACAACGAAACTCCTGCGGTCGGCGATCCAACTCCTCGCGAGATCGCCATGCGTACAGCGGAACTTCGCGCTCAGTGGAGCGAGAAGGCACGGCTGCGACACATATCCCCTCTCGAAATATTCATCCTAGCCGAAAAGGTGTTGTAATGGGTTCCCCGAGATTTCAGTTGTGGTGGAGTGATGCGGCCCCGGTCCTCAAGAAAGGCGGGTTCGCGGCGGTTGCTGCATTCCTCTCGGTCGGCATTGCGCCGCTCGTCGGAGTGACGGTCGACCACGCTCCGATGTTCACGATCCTAGCCGGTGCCGCCGGTGCCGCGATCCAAGTTGCCATCGAATTCTTCACCGACAAGAGCAAGGTCTAGTCATGAAACCGTGGGTCAAGACGTATCTGGGGCCGGTGCTGGCATTCATTGCCGCAACGGCCATCTCGCAGTTCTATCCTGAAGTCTTCAATGGCGGCAAGGACGTTCCGGTCAACCCGGAAGTTCCGGCCGTCGTCGAGACGATTGTTGCACCGGTGTCACCGATTGTGTCCGGGTATCCGGCTGTATTCCAGGCTCCGGCCGGTATGCGTCAGACTCGCGGGCACTGGCGCGTCATCGTGCGCGATGCCGTGAAATCGGACCCGGCGTTCCAGGAGATCGAGCACGGCACCGCCGACGAGAAGCGGTCACTAATCGTGCTCAATACGTCCGATCCGTGTACGGCAGTCGTCAGCGTTAGCGGCGTTAAAGAAGATGGAACCGCAGTACGCTACGACATTCCCATCGAGATTACGAAGACGAAGCCAGCGCCGCCTGTTCCGCCCGGTCCGGGGCCGGGGCCGGGTCCAGGCCCGACGCCTCCGGTTCCGCCTGTCGTCATTGTCGACGGTCCCAAGGAACTCGTTATCGTCCGCGAGTCTAGCGAAGTTGATCCCGCACTGAACTCCGTGTTTACGCGACTTCGCACTGGCGCTGTCGACAAGTACATCGTCGGCAAGAAGGTCAACCTGACCATCATTGACGACGACGACGAAGGCGTCTCGGCGTGGGTCGCTGCGGTCGGGCAGGAGAACACTCCCGGAATTGCAGTCATCGACGTCAAGGGAAATAAAGTCCTTGGCGTTCTCAAGGTAACCAAAGACACCTCGGATGCAGAGGTTCTCAAATTCATTCAAGGGTACGGCGTATGAGCTTTGACGACCAGTTCCTAGACTACGACTTCACGAAAGACCCGAACTACGTCCCTGGCGATCTCGGGCTGCTGCTCGCGGATCGCGGCGGGCTGTGCGGCGCTTCGTACGAAGACGTCGAGAAGATTCTGACGGACTCGGAAATCGACGCTGCCATTGATATGCTGGAGAGCACCGGCACTGGCTGCGAGAACCTCGTAACTCGCATTTTCAACCAATCCAGAGAAGGCAGCTGCGTTGCCAACGCTTTTGGACAGGCACACGAAAATCGGCAGGCATTGCAGTTCGGCAAGAACCGAGTGACTCCCGTCTCGCCGATGAGCCTGTACAAGCGCATCGGTCGGTCTGCCAGCAGCGGTGCGTACGTCGGCGACGGCATCAAGGAACTGACGAGTCGTGGAATTCTCCCGCTCGACACGCCCGAGAATCGCGCGAAGTTCGGCGATCACGTCATGTCGCACACTGGCTTCAGTCAGCGGATGCCCGCAGGCTGGGAGTCGACGGCAAAGTTGTTTGCCGGTGGCGAGTACCACATCGTCGAGTCGTTGCGAGGCATTTTCACCGCACTCGTCAATCAACACCCGGTCATTGTCGGTCGGCAGGGCCACTCGATCTGCTACCTGCGCCCGGTCGGCATGGGCCGCAATCGCCGGGTACTCTACGTCAACTCGTGGGGCAACTGGGGTTCGGCTGCCGGTGACTTCGACTACGGTTTCGGGTTCGACTCACTCAACGCAATCAAGCAGTCGGCCAATTGGGCTGTTGCTCTGCGTACTGTAAAGGCGGTGCAACTGTGACAGACTTCAAAGAAATGAAAGCCATCGGTAAGCTGCGGCACTCCCGCAAGCTACGCCGGATCGTGCTCGACAAACTGAACGAGCATCTTGCCAAGGAAGGTATCGCGAAGCTGGAGGTCAACCCGGACAAGTGGCTTGAGTTCCTGGAAGCGATTCTCCCTTACATCAAGATTGTCCTTGCCATCCTTCTAGCACTATGACCAACAGCGAATTACATGAGATCAAGAGCGCGATTGGGGAGCTTTCAGGGCAGCTTCATGTTTACCAGGAAACACTCACTGGGCGATTGAATAGGCATGAGCATACGATTTACGGAAACGGAAAGCCGGGCCTTGTCGAGCGTCTCGGGTATATCGAGAGAGACAGTGAGCGGGTAGAGAAAGCCAAGGAGTCGGCGCACAAGTCGATGATCTCGGCAGCGGGCAGCTTTGTCACTGCCGCAGTTAGCATCATCTGGTCGCTATTAAGGGGCTGAAAATGTACGCACTGCTAATGTCGGTCGTTCTGTTGTGCGCCGCACCGGACCATTCCTACAACGACGCAATCGACGTTCACGATAACACCGGCAAGCCATTGGTCGTGCTAATCCACGCCGACTGGTGTGCCCCGTGTCGGCAGATGCAGATGCACGTCATTCCGAAGGTACGCAACCTAGACAAAGCCGCGTACGGCGAGTTGAACTACGACGAGCACACGGATACCGCTCGATCCATGATGAGCGGGGGTAGCGTTCCGCAACTCATTGTCTATGTCAAGAAGAACGGCGAATACACTAAGACGGTCCACCATGGTTCACGCACCGCAGTTCAGATTGAGGCGATAATCGATGGCGCTTACTTACAGTCTTTTCCAAAAAGCGATCCTTGATTCCTCCGGTCTTGCCGACCGGATCACTGACGTTCTTCGTTATCGAACGATCAACGTCATCATGGCAGTCTGGAATCCAGGCAAGGAGATTGACGACTCGGACATCGAGGATCGGCTTGGCTTTCAGATGTCAGCCAGGCTAAAGGAGTACGCCGATCGCATTAAGGCGACGGTCAAGATTGCGGAGCAAAGCTCGCCGCAATGCGTTGCCGACTTGTTCTACTTCTCGGAAATCGCACGCACTATTGAGGACGCTCGCAGTGAGCATCGACAGACTCAAAGAGATTATACAGCAGCGTGACCGCACTGCGGACATTCACGCATTCGCTGACGCCGGTCTCAATGCGTTCGGCGGTATCGATGAGCTTATCTCTCAGATCAAGCTCCTCTATGACGACGAGCGCACGCAGATTCCGGTGAAGGCGCGGCTCATTGAGATGGTCGTCGACTTCATTAAGGAGTCGTCCAAGACGCGGGTCGCCGCAGGCGTGGCCGACGGACTGTCTGAGCAGGACTTGGAAAACGCACTCATGGCAATTATGAATGGCAAAAACATTTCTCCTTGACCTCGAGGAAATCCACTCGTTCCTTCCCCGCGAAGACCGAGTGTCGATCCCCAAGTCAGCGCCGTCTAGTGACGTTGACTTTCTCGGTTCGCAGCGCAACGTCAAGCTGGCACTCAAGCTGATCGAAGCGTACGCTGCCAAGCTCAAAGACGCACTCTCATTGTACAGGCCGCTCCCCGGAGCGGCTTCTGCGTTTCATGCCTCCAAGGCCCAGACGCGGCTCGTGTCGGGGTCTAATCAGGCGGGCAAGACTCTCTGTGCCGAGGCTGAGTTCGCTCGCCTCGCTCGCGGCATGGACCCGTTCGGAAAGCGTCCGCCTCGCGGCCAGAAGATGCTGGCTGTCGGAAAAGACCTGGCGCACATCGGGCAGGTTATGTGGCGGAAGCTGCACTGGACCGGTGCGTTTGAGATCGTCCAGGACGAGATCACGGGCAACTGGCGATCAGTGCGGCCCGATCCGAATAACATCCAGGTCACCGATCCGATTGACCTGGCACGTCGGCATCTCTGGCTGCCGTCGCCTCCGATGATCCCAACCAGCGACATTGTCGACATGGCGTGGGAGTCGAAGGGCGAGGGCATTCCGTCGATTGTGCATCTGCGCAACGGCTCCGAGATTATGTTCCGCACCTCGCGCGGCGATCCGCCGAACGGCGTTCAACTGGACGTCATTCACTTCGACGAGGAAATCGAGAACAAGAAGTGGTATCCAGAAATGATCCCGCGCATGGCGCGGACGGGCGGCATCTTCTTCTGGTCGGCTACGCCGCAATCGCAAACTCCGCAGTTCTATTCGCTGCACCGCGACTGCATGGACGGCGATGTGGGAATCGAGGAGTTCAGCCTGCTCATCGAGGACAACCCGTACTTTGATCCCAAGGACAAGGAGATCATGCGGAAGCGTCTGCTGTCGTACGGCGAGGACGAATACGCCGTGCGTTGGAAGGGCAAGTACGCCATTCAGGGCCGCGAGGTCTACCCGACGTACCACCAGAAGACGCAGTCAATCGACCTGGCCTATGTGCCCGACGACTGGATGCGGCTCGTTGTGATCGATCCAGGCAGCCAGGTCAGCGCGTTCTTGATTATGGCGGTTCCGCCCACAAAGGAGGCTCTCTACGTCATTGACGAGTGTGAGCTTCAAAATCAAGACGCCTTCGCCATGGCGCAGGAGATCAAGAAGAAGCTGAACGGCAGGATTCCAGAGGCTTACATCATTGACAAGCGGGCCGGGGTTCAAATTCCCATGGGCCGCAACGACCGCACTGCGGATCACTACATGAAGGAGTTCCGCAAGGTCGGAGTTCCTGACGCTGTCGTGAATCCAGGCGGATTTGTGTACGGCTGTGACATCCCGGCCGCACGCGAGCTTTCGGTTAAATCGCTGCTAAATACCGGGAAGCTCAAGTTTCGCGGTGAAGCGACGAGCCGGTTGGACCTCCAGATTAAGAATCGGTATTACGACAAAAACAACCCCGATTCTCGGGAGCGCAGAACCAAGCACGACTTGGTCGACTGCCTGGAGTACGGCTGTGCGTTTTTCGACGACAACGGACTGTACTGGAACGAGCCTCCGAAACCGAAGGTAATTATGTCCGAAAAGAGCGAGCGAGTCTGGAGGGCTTTTCAAGCCAAGAAAAAGCGCGGTTGGAAAATAGGCTAGCCGTTGGGTTGTATACGATACATCCGTTCACCTAAAATCAAGATCACGTTACTCCACGTCTCCACTGGAACTTATTATGGCATTTGATTTTGCGCTCGACGTTCACCCTGGCGACACGGTGATTTACTACGCTCACCCTGGTTCTCGCGGCTATCCGGCTATTGCGGTCCACAAGGGGAACGACACCATTGAGTGCGTTGTGTACGCATACAACGGCGCTCAACTGAGTGCTAGCGGCAAGTCAGGTGTCCGCCACGTCCAAGACGAACTCGTGAAAGACCCGATTCGACTGGCCGGGATCATCGACGACGGGGACTCCGGCTTCTTCGACCTGCACCCCGACAAGGTGCTATTGAAGACGCTCGTTGAGCGACTCCAGGACGTTGAGAAGGAAGTGTTTAAGAAGAAGGGCGGCAGGGCCCCGATTCGCCCGGCAGCAGAGGATGAAGCTCCTGCGGTGATCGCCGATACCTCGTTCCGCCTTGACAACTCGGCACCCGAATTGACGCCGGAACAAAAGGCCGAACGCAAGCGAATTCTTGAAGAGGTACGTTAATTGTCGCAAGTCCTTCGCTCCATTCAGAAGAAGTGGATGAGCCTGATTCGCAAGGCTCAAGAAGACAAGTGGGACAAGTTCGGCAAGGCTGCGGCCGAGTCGATGATGTTCTACGGGTCGGACGACCACTCTTTTATCTTCCGGCGAGAATACGCCTCGTCTTCGGGGCTGCGCGTTAAGGGAGCGGATGATTCGGCTGGTGGTGACGGTGCTGGGTTGACCTTCGAGGCTACCGCCAACCTCGTAAGCAACGTCGTGTCCGTCTTCTTGCCGGTGCTCTATCACCGGAATCCGGTTCGCACCATCAGCCCTCGCAAACCAAACATCAGCAGCGAGCTTCTGGATCGGTATCGGCAGATGCAGATTCAGAAGACGCTCATGATGGCATCACAGACGATGGGCATGGACCCGGCGATGATGATGCAGGCGCAGCAGGGCATCATGGAGACCATGCAGCAGATGCAGATGCAGACCGAGGAAACTTCGGTCACTGACAAGCTGCGGGCCTCGCTCCTGGAGTGGTATATGAACTATACCCCCAAGGAACTGAACCTAAAAGACCGCGCCCGTGACGCGATCATCGAAGCGATTGTGAAGGGCATGGGCCTGCTGTGGGTGGCGATTGATGACTCGGGCGACCGTCGAGTGACGGGCCTTGAGTACGACTCGGTCGACCACTTATTTATCGACCCCGATGCCGAGCGTCTCGAAGACGCCAAGTGGATTGCACGGCGTAAGCGTCGGCCGGTGTGGGAGGTTGAACGCGAGTTCGGCCTTGAGCCCGGATCGATCAAGGCGACCGACACGTCCGTTGAGTCCGAGGCGGAAGCCGAATGCACCGACGAGTTCGAGCGTGCCTTCGACGCACAAGAGGGTAAGACCTCTGACCTCATGGTCTACTACGAAATCTGGTCGCGCATGGGCGTCGGCCAACGCATTAGCGGTGGATTCGACGAGGAGCTTGATAAGTCGGTAATCGCCACTCTCGAGGAGTTCGGCGACTACGCCTACGTCGTGGTCAGTCCGTCGCACGAGGTTCCGCTGAATCTGCCCGAGGAGGTCGTCAATCAAGAAGACCAGGCCCAGGCCGGAGCGGAGGTCGTCGAGCGGCTAAAATGGCCCGCCGAGTTCTACAAGCACCGCAGTAATCCGTGGCCGTTTGCCGCGCTCTCGTTCCGGCGAGTGCCGCGCAAGGTGTGGCCGCAGTCGTACATTCATCCAGCGATGGGCTATCAAAAGTGCATCAACTGGATTCTCTCGTTCCTGATGGCTCGCGTGAAGATCACGTCGCGTGCCTTCATCGTCGTGCCTCGCGGCGTCGAAGATGAAATCAAGAACGCGATCCTGAGCGGAAAAGACCTGACGTTGCTGGAGATCAACTCGCAGCACGCTGGGACGATGGATCAGTTGGTACAGTTCGTCAAGATGCCCGAGGAAAATGCAAACATCTGGACGTTGCTGTCGGCGCTGAAGCGCGAGTTCGAGGACGCCACGGGCGTCACGGAACTCAACCTGTCGGGCCGTAGTTCTACGCAGATGCGTTCGGCTGCCGAAGCGGACCTAAAGCGCGACGTGCTCTCGGTCCGCCCGGACGACATGGCTAACGCCGTTGACTCGTGGATGTCGGACGCGGCGTTCCTGGAAGCCATTGCGGCCAGGTCGCTCTTAACCGCTGACGACGTAGCCCCCGTATTTGGCGAGAAGCCAGCCGAGGGTGAAGACGGAGCCGGCATCGGCGAGTTCACGCGGCTGTGGGTCGAGCTTGTTCAAACGACTGACACGGATCGCATCGTCTCGGAATTCGAGTACGGCGTTGAGTCCGGTTCAGCGCGCAAGCCTGACCGCGCCAAGGAAGTCCAGAACATCGACGAAGGCTCGCAACTGATTCTCCAGCAGTTCATTCAGATTTGGCAGACGACGGGCGATCCGTCGAAGTTCAATGCCTGGATTGAGATGTGGGCTAAGTCCCGAGAATTTGAAGGCTACGAGGCGATGTTCCTGCCGGATATGTCGGAGTTCATTCAGCAACAGCAAGCCATGCAGATGGGGATGATGGGTCCGCCGCCCGGACCGGGCCAGGGTCCGCCTCCGGAGGAAATGCCTCCCGACGGCATGATGATGGCCGATCAGCAGATGCAAGAAATGCCACCCCAGGGTATGCCGCAATGAGTGTGATCGATACGGTCGATGTGCCTGATGAGATCGCCGAGTACGGCGCAACCGCCGTCGAGCGATACCTTGAGTGGTGCCACAAGAACGACGGCGAGCCGGTCGGTGAGTTTCAGAAAGACCTGGCTGTCATGTTCGCTCGCCAGCGAGCCCATGGACTCAAGGGCACGGACACGCAGAACTTCCGTGGCGTAGCCTCGGGCAACCCGTTTCCGAACATGCCCGAGTCCCTGCGTCAGCACTACATCAAGCAGTGCAAGGCCCAGGGCATCAGCTTCTCGGGCAAGGTGTACAAGAGCGGCCTCGTTCGCAAGGGTTTCGGTGGTTTACGCATGGACCCCGAGGCGCTGGTCGATTCGACGGCCGACGTTCGCAAGCTCGTTGAAAGTCGCGGCTGGACGTGCGAGGGCATGGTCAATGTCAAGGGCCCGTCGTTCGACGACTACGACGACAGCAAGCCGTACTCGGTTGCAGAAAATATCCTCGACGAGCACGTTGCCGACGAGGTGATCGAGAAGCACGGTGGTCGCATTAAGAAAAAAGACTACGCCGATCTTCGGCTCAAAATCAAGCGCAAGCTAGAAGGTGGAATGAATGGCTGATGTAGCAATCGATATGGGCGGTCGCCAGTTCGTTAAGGCCACCTCGTCTACCGGCGATCACAAGCCGGGTGACTTCGCCATTCTGTCCGTGAAGGCAGAGGCTACCGAGAATCACGTCGGCGCGGTCGGCGGGGCACTGACCCGTGCTTCAGGGAACTTCACTCGCCCGGCAGACACTACCGCCTACGCATCCGGCGATCTCGTCGCGAACAGCACGACGGCTGGCAGCGTCGTCCCCGTCACGCTCACGGTCGGACGCGGTGCGTCAGGATCGGCTGCGACCGGGATTATTCGCCGACTCAAGCTCAAGAAAAGCACGGCGAGTACGACGAACGCCAGCTTCCGCGTTCACCTCTACGCCGCGAGCCCGACTGTCACGAACGGCGACAACGGGGCATGGCTCTCGATTGAGTCGACGTATCTCGGTGCTTTCGATGTAACGGTCGATCTCGCGTTCAGCGATGCGGCTGTCGGCGTCGGCGCACCCGTCACGGGCAGCGACGTGGCGTTCACGACCCAGGCTGTTTACGCGATGATGGAAGCTCGCGGTGCATACACTCCCGGCAGCGCCGAGGTGTTCACTCTCACGGCCGAGGTTCTGCAAAACTAACATGCCCATCCTGATCTGCTCACCATTTAACGTAGCCTTGCTTACCTCATTACAGCCTGAAGCCGCCCCGCCTGTGCCGGGGGTGCAGATGCTGACCGAGGACAGCCAGGATTTACTCACCGAAGATAGCATCGAACTGTTTACCGAAGGGTAGTCAATGTCCGTAAAAATCTCAGACTTAACGGCAGCGACTGCCGCTAGCTTAAACGAAGTTACTTCGTTGTTTCCGGTCGTTATTACGGCCGACGCCGTAGACGGTACGAAAGCAATCCCTGCTGGTGAACTGGCTGACTACGTTGTAGCCAGCATCGCGGTGGGTGAACTCGACGGCACGGCTATCACCAACGGAACACTAACGGCAGACCAACTCGCTACTGGTGCTGCTGTTGCTAACATCGGTGCTGGTGGGATTACTTCCACCGAACTTGGTGCCGGTGCTGCTGCCGGTAATCTTGGTGCCGGTGAAATTAGCGACACGATGCTCGCCGCCGGTGCTGCTGTTGCCAACATCGGTGCTGGTGGAATTACTAACACCGAACTCGCTGCGGGTGCCGCTGTCGCGAATATCGGTGCTGGTGGAATTACTACGACGGAGATTGGTGCTGGTGCCGTCGATCTTTCGACGCAAGTCAGCGGCGCGCTATCGGGTGCGAGCGTTGGGCTGACCTCGGGGGCTCTCCTCGTCGGTGATGTTGGCAATGCCGGTAGCGACTTGGTACTAACGTCGGGACAAATCATCGTCGGGAGTGCGGAAGGAATTGCTACGGCCGTCTCCGTAAGTGGTGATGCAACGATGGACGACACGGGAGCGTTCACGATCGCCGTCGCACTCGGCGGTCTTACGGTTACGACCGGAGCCCTAGTTACTGGTGTTGCCGGTGCCGGTGCCGAACTGGCCCTTACCGATGGTCAAATGATCGTCGGGGATGCGAGCGGCTATGCCAGTGCGGCTACCATGAGCGGTGACGCTACCATCAGCAATACGGGTGTTCTCACGCTCTCCGCCGGTGTCGCTGTTGCTAACATCGGTGCTGGTGGAATCACTAACACCGAACTTGCTGCCGGTGCTGCTGTTGCTAACATCGGTGCTGGTGGAATCACTAACACCGAACTTGCTGCCGGTGTCGCTGTTGCTAACATCGGTGCTGGTGGAATCACTAACACCGAACTTGCTGCCGGTGCTGCTGCCGGTAATCTTGGTGCCGGTGAAATTAGCGACACGATGCTCGCCGCTGGTGCTGCCAATAGCAACATCGGTGCTGGCGGGCTGACCACAGCTAACGTCGCACTCACCAATGGCAATCTTCTCGTTGGCGATGCAAGCGGTCAAGGCGTGGCGTTGTCAGTCCCGGCAGGCAACATCGTGATTGGTGATGCCAGCGGGTTGGCTATTGCTGTCGCTCCGACTGGCGATGTTTCAATGGATAGTGGTGGTATTTTCACTGCCACTGTCGCACTCGGCGGACTCACAGTTACTACGGGTGCCGTTGTTATCGGCGTCGGTGGCGTCGGCTCGGAACTGTCGGTCCCGGCAGCTAACATCGTTATCGGTGATGCCAGCGGTTACGCCGTTGCTGCTTCTCCGAGCGGCGACGTTGGCATGGATAGTTCGGGCTCGTTCGCCGTCAACTCGCTGCAAGGTGGTGTTGCTGTTGCTAACATCGGAGCCGGCGGTATTACCGGAACTGAAATCGCTGCTGCTGCGGTAGACTTGACTTCGCACGTCACTGGCTTGCTGCCACTAGCTAATCTCGGCATGACTTGGGTGGACGGCGAAGTTCCAAGCGGCACGGTCAACGGCACGAACGACGACTTCGATCTTGCCAACACGCCAATCACCGGAAGCGAGCATGTGTACGTCAACGGTTCTCGCCAAAAACCTACGACCCACTACACGATCTCTGGCGTCACAATTACGTTCGTAACGCCGCCGTCAAACGGGGCTCTTTTGCTGGTTGACTACCGCTACTAACTTTTCAAGACAAGGTAAAACATGGGCGCACTTTCCGCACGACTTGAAACTCTCCTCCGCAAGCAACTCGGCGAGACCGAGGGCACGGAGATGCACACCGTCCTCGGCACTGAGGTTGCAACGCTCTCGGGCGGCGACGTCATGAGCGTGGACCCGAAGACCTCGGTGGGCGTCGGTGCCAAGAACGGCTCCGCAATCACCGCCGTCGAGAACGGCAACGGTGCGGTCCACAAGACCGTGCTCACGCTGGACTCGCTATCGGTCACGATGACGGACGCAACGACCAGCGGCTGCCACGGGGCGCACAAGCTCTATGACTTTCCGGCCGGGCCGATTCAGATTCTCGGGTCGTCGATGAACCTGACGACCCTGGCTGGATCGGGTGGCATCGCCAATGGCGCTGCTCTCGTCGGTTCCATCGGATCAGCGACGGTCGGCACGAACAATGCCACGCTGACGACCACGGAAGCGGACCTGATCGCCTCGAAGGCGGGCACGCTGACGGCGGGTGCGGGCACTCTCGCCAGCCACGGCTCGCTCGTCGCCACGGCGTTTGACGGCACCGCGACTGCGGTCGATGCGTTCCTGAACCTTGCTGTGCCCGACGCCGACTCCTCGGCTAGCGACACGGTCACCGTCAACGGCACCGTTACCCTGCACTGGATCAACCTGGGCGACTACTAATGGCTCTCTCTGATCGGGCTGAAGAGATTCTGGCAAAGCAACTAGGCAACGGCCGCGCGGCGGAGTTCCGCGCGGCCTTGGACCTCGCCTACGACAGCGGCGGCAACGACACGCTTAATGCGCGTGGGCGGCTGCTTGCTTCTATTCTGTTTGGCCGCACTCGCGGAGAGGAGTTCTGCGACATCTCTGATGACGAGGGCTATCCCAGTGGATCGCGGGTTGAGGAGTTGCTTATTCGACTCTTCGGGTCGAGCGACGGGCTAGAGTTGTACGACTTGATCTCCGACGCATACGGCACGTCAGTCCCCGCTCCAGACTCAGACTTCGACTTCAATGACTCGGCAAGGACTTGGCAGGACGCGGCCGGAACGATCCCAGCAGACACTGTTGGCGATGTCGTGGAGCGGATCGACGACCGCATTGCAGGCGGTTCTCCACTGCTATTGGATTCAGGGACTGGCGCGGTTCTAGCTGCGTTCGAGAGCGGCGTCAAATGCGGGCAGTTCGACACCTCGTCGTACTACACGCTTGCCGCATCCATCGCTCGCCACGAACTCGGCGACGGGGACTTCACAATCGTCTCCGACGTCAACCTTGGTGCGTCTCCGACTGGCGCAATCTTCTCCAAGAATTCGTCAGTATGGTCCGACCCATACGCCAACTACACAATCCGCCTAGGTGCGGGGTGTGAATACTGGTGCTCGGGTTACATCGGATCGGGAGATGGGGCGTCAATGACGGCCACGCCGGGCTCCGGCGTTTTGCAGATCGCGATAACGCAGGACGGGACGACTCCGGCCCAGGCTATTTATTTTGATGGAGTGGCTCAAGAGGAGTCGACAGTCGGAATACCTCAGCTAGTCGCCGACGAAGGGCAACCGTTCATGCTTGGAAGCAATGGCGGTGGAAACCACTGTAACTTCAAGATACGCAGAGTGCGGGTGTTCAAGGGCGTAATCCTGACTCCTGCGCAACTCGCCGCACTCTAAGGAATCGCATGGCAGACACCGTCCAGAACATCTCGACGTTTCAAGACGCAGTCGATCTCTTGGTTGATTTCTCCGGGAACAACCAGGGATCGAACATCTCGCGTGAAATGCGCAAGGCAGTCCTGGAGTCCTACGATGAACTCGTTGGGCTCAAGGACTGGCGGCATTTTCAGCGACCGGCGAGACTGCAAACGTACGCATCGGAGACCGGCACGCTGGCGTACGATCTGGCGACGAACACGTTCACGATTGATTCGGGGACGTTTCCGTCGTGGGCAGAGGGTGCCACGCTGTTAATCGGCGATGTCAGCTGTCGTGTTGCATCACGTCCGACGTCGGTTACCCTGACCGCCACGAGCGAGCAGGCACCGATTGACGACATCGACACCGGCACGGACTTCACGATCTTCAAGGACATACTGACGCTGCCGGACAGCTTCCAGGCTATGTCGCCGCCGAAGGGTGAGGGTGGGTCTGGCTTCTGGACGCACTATGTCACGCCGAATGCGTGGCACAACCTGTCTCGGATTAGCGGGTCGATTGGAGAGGTTGCCGCCTGGACGATCATGCCTGACCCGATCTACTCGGGCAGGCAGGCGCTGTATATGTGGCCCGCGCCGTCTGAATCCGCGACCCTGGATTACCTGGGCAAGTTCTATCCGCGACGACTGTTCTTCTCCGGCTACCGTCCCAGCGACCGCGTCGGAACGATCAGTGTCTCGGGCAATACCGTCACCGGCACAAACACCGCATTTACTGCGGCGATGGTGGGCTCTATTCTCCGCATCAGCGAAGACGGCACCAACCATCCTGAAGGCGTCGGTGGTTTATATCCGTATCAACATCAACGGTTGATTACTGCATATTCTTCTGCCACGAGCATCACCGTCGGGGGTGACTCGCTGGGCTCGCTGTCGACCCGCAAGTACACGGTTAGCGACCCCATCGACGTAAGTCGCGGGATGCTGAACGCACTGTGGCGTGGCTGCGAGCGCAAGATCGCATACAAGAAGGGCACGTCGGCCCAGGCTGCGGCGGAGGCTGCGTACACCAGCGCACTCCGTGACGCCATGGCGGACGACGATCCGGTTCGCGGTCCCCGCTCGTGCTGGGATCATGGACTCGGGCAGTTGGTTCAATACTGGATTCAAGGGGGCGAGAGCTAATGGGTGACGCAAGAAACCGCAGTGTAAGCCCCATGCTCAGCCAAATCATGGCATCTGCCGGGGTTGATAGGCGTCCATTTCAGGTTGACGCCATCCGCCAGTCGGACTCTGAGCTTGGCGGTCTGCATGAGCAGTACACGCCAGAAGCAGAGGCGGCAATGCGCGCCGGAATTTCAGTGAGCCCGGAGATCACACACGGGCAGCACGACCAGCTTCGCCGCTTGCGCGATCCATTCACTCCGCTTACGCCACAACAGGAAATGAGCCGCGCCGGTTTCACGAGCGACTTGCAGTACGAGCCGATTTATCGCCACTCGCTTTCAGAGATCATTCGGAAGAGACTGGAAGCTCAGGGAGAGTCCGCCCAGAGATTTATCGATCTTGGGCCAAATCGCTTCAACGCCAACGTCAAGTCAAATCACCAGTGGTGGAATAAGTAGTGCCCGATCTCGATAGACCACTCGCCCGCGCCGCCATCCAGGACTTCGCGGGACTCAATACCAACGCTGACCCGCACGACTTGAAGCCGGGCGAGGCCACGATTCAGATCAATTGCGGCGGTCCCGTCAAAGGGAAGCTCCGGTCGCGACCGGGGCTGCGTTTCGTCGACTTTAGCGGAGGCAATGGCGGCACGTCTGCGGATGTGCAAGCCGTGTATCCCATGTCGACGCCCGCCGCAGACTACATCGTGTATCAACGCACGGACGGTTACATCATCCTCGGCGCTGACCCTGCATGACCGCAACACTCATCAACGACCTGCACACCGAATCCACGGTGAGCTTTGCTCGCACTCCTGCTGGCGAGCTATTCATCGCCAACGGACTGGACCGCCCGCGTAAGTGGGACGGCTTCTCTTCGTCGGCAGTGGTGGCCGGGCTGGACCCTCCGACCACGGCAGCCACGGTTACCGAAGACACCGGCGGTGCCAGCGGAACCGGTCTGTACACCATGGCGGTGCGGTTCGGTGACGCCTACGGCAACTACTCGAACCTATCGCCGATCACGGAAGTCACGACGACGGGCGTCAACAAAGAATTCAACTGGTCGAGCATCCCCGTTGCCAGCGGAACGGACTCGTCGTCGCGGGTGACGCTGCGGCAGCTATTCCGCACGGCAGTCGGCGATGCGGATGTGTACTACCTCGTCGCCACGATCAACGACAACTCGACCACGACTTATACCGACCAGCTATCGGACGCCACGCTCGTGCAGAACGCCGAGCTTCCGGTGCTGAATGACGACGACACGCTGAACGCGAATCGGTTCGGCGTCCCGCCCATGAACAAGGCGGTTGTCGTGTGGAACCAGGACCGGATGTTCTACTTTGCCGACGTCGTCTACTCGACTGGCACCGTCAGCCTGACGAATACGTCAGGGACCGTGACCGGATCGGGCACGTCGTTCTCGAAAAGCATGATCGGCAAGTGGCTTTACCCGGTCGGTGCCAGCAGGGGCTACGAGGTCACCGCCTGGGCGTCTACGACCTCAATCACCGTTTCACCGGTCTATTCGGGCAGCAATCTGTCGAACGTCGCGTACGAGCTTCGTACGGCCCCGGCCGAGCGGAACGTCATTTACTACAGTGAGACCGAAGAACCGGAGTCGGTTCCCCAGTCACAGAACCAGTTTCTCCTCCAGGAGAATAACACCGAGCAGGACGACCTGGTCGGCGGGTTCAGTGACGGCGGCTCGCTTATCCTGGGAATGACCGGGTTTTTGTACCGATTCGACTACGTCCGCCAGCCGAACCTTGACGGTGCTGCGTCCATGATCGCGCGGCGGGGGATGTTTAACCACCGCTGCCACGCCATCGGTGAGGGGATTCATTTCCTCATGGACCGCTTCGGTCCGTACATGCTGTCGGGCGGTCAAATCAAAGACATCGGCGACCGGGTCCGCGACCTGTTTCGCGACGGCACCCTGGACACGGCGTATTCTCGATATTTCCACGTTGGGTTGAACCCGAATACCCAAACTGCTAAGTTTTACATTAAGACCACGGAAGACGGCGGTGTCAAGCGGTGTTTGGCGTACAATTACGCCCTGGATCGCTGGTCTGTCGAGACCTATCCGTGGGTAATCGGCGGGACGTGCGAGCTAAATGTCAACGGAACCCGCAGTTTCTTCGTCGGCAAAGAGGACGACCGTTTCTGCAAGGAAACGTACGCCACCAGCGCCGACGGCATTGCGGCCACCGTATCGGGCACGGTCGCGACGGTCAATCAGGGCACGAATGTCTTGACTTCGACGGGTTCCGGGTTCATTTCGGGCCATGTCGGGGTGCCAATCGTCTTCACGTCGGGGACTGCCGAGGGCGAAAGCTGCGTCGTCACGACGTACACCTCCGGCACCCAGGTCACGGTCGATGATGTGCCCGCCGGGGTCGCGGTCGGCGATACGTTCGCCATCGGCGGCGTGGCATGGCGTATGAAGTCGGGTTTGATGTCGTATCCGCGTGACAACGGCGTCAGCAATGAGCGGTCGGTCGAGGTGATTTTCAAGCCGACCACGGCTGACGGAAATTACTTCAATATCAGGCACTACCTGAACCACAAAACGACCGCAGAAGCCGCGCAGCAGGACTCCCAGCCGACCGAAGAGTCGTGCAAGCAGGAGTTCGGAAGCGTCAATGGCCGGGTGGATATGTACAAAAACCGCAACGACCAGTACGAGACGGTTGGTTTTGCCCGCAAGACGTTCACGTCGCGGCACGACCACTACGGTGTCTCGGATCGGTTTGTTGCGGTTGAGCTTCGTGGGGTGGCCCAGGGCGAGCCGGTCGAGATTTCGCAGGTCGACATCGGGGGCTTTAAGTAATGTTCGGCAAGCAGATCGCCAAGGGGATGCACGTTCTGACGAACGCCGGGTTCTCGCAGCAGCAGGCGAACGCCCTGGGCATGATCGTCGGTCAGTGCAAAGCCCCGCTTGAGCACGGCGGTGCCGTTGAGTACAGCGGTCCCGTGACGTTCGATGGGCCGGTGACTTTTAATAACGAGCTGAATCAAAATATCGACGGAACGGTTGATGTGGGTATCACTGCGCCGGGTCCGCATACGGCTAACCCCGTGGCGTACACCGATCCGCCTGCCGTGAGTGTCGTCGTTACAGAGCCGACCGACAATAACTTCGTGTTCGAGTTTACTTTCGATATTCCGGCAGGAACGCCGGGAGCAGACGGAGCTGCGGGAGCTGACGGAGCGGACGGAGCGGACGGAGCGGACGGAGTCACGCCGACGCTGGCTGACTCAGGCTTGAGCACGGTAACGCCGCTTGCATACGGTGCGACTCCGGCCGTCACCGTGACGATTGACGAGCCATTCACTCCGAACAACTACGAGATCACCTTCGCATTCGAGATTCCTGAAGGTGCGCCGGGCGTTGACGGGATCGACGGAGCGACCGGAGCGACCGGAGCGACCGGAGCGACCGGAGCGACCGGAGCGGCAGGCGTTACGCCTACAATCTCAGCGCCTGGGCCTCACTCGGCGGTCCCGGTTTTGTCGGGCGACCCGCCGACCGTTACCGTAACCGTTACTGAGCCGACGCCAAGCGACTACGAGTTCGTCTTTGACTTTGAAATCCCTGAAGGTATCGCCGGAGCGGACGGAGCAGACGGCGCGGACGGGGCGTTCGCAGATATTACCGCAATCGCCGGATACAACGGCGCTACAACGCAAACACTACAACACATCTCGGGTGTCGTGACCTGGGTCTAAGAGGAAATTATGTCCTACAATTTAGCGAACATCATTCCGCAGGGGCACCAGAACTTCGGTGCGAATATGGATAG